CTTTCCCAACATCCTAAAATGCTCATGGTCTTCCTCCGATGGCATCCCACATATCTTGAACCATGTCAGGTGTTGGTGTGGTTCGTTCATGCATGTGTGGATCTATCCAGGTCTTCCATTTATCAATCCCTTCCTGTGTGGGGACAGCGATTCTAACCATGGTTCCCTCTTCGACAAACTCTTCGTTCATCTTCTCGTAGGTTTCAGGTGTGATCTTATCACACTCAGTTACCTTCTTATCATTGTGCATTTTTTGATACTGTTCGGCACCCAGGTTATCTAAAAAATCGTTAGTCACGTTGTCTCCAATCATCAGGTTTGTCTCGTTGAAACCATTCAACCATGTCATCCGTATCACTAAATCCCGTTTTATGATTGGATGGGTCGGGATCTCCTAGTCCCATCCTATTCATAAAATCATCTAGTGTACCTTCCTCAATATCTTGAGCCCCTTGACGACGTGCCTTCCGTAACATCTCGTTTGCGGTGGTGTTGGCCTTTGCAAGTTTCTGGGCCCACACCATATCGTCAAGTTTAACCTCTTCCCCGTTTGCAATACATTTACAGATAAACTCTAGTCGAAGTCTGTATTGGGTAGAAAGCATATGTATTTTTCTTCTATCAATATTTATTTCAATAATCGGCAGTTGACTTTAGTTTGTTAAATCCAAATGGTGAATTGTCATCATCTTCTTCACGAAGTTTCAAAGCAATATTTCCAAGTGCTTCCATGACTTTCAGAATATCCTCAGTCTTAGAATTCTCACCAAGTTCTTTGGACACATACCAGTATTTTTCCCAGAAGGTATCACCGGCCTTTTTGTAATCTTCAAGTGTCAATAGTTTCATTAGAATCCTCCTCCTTTTGTTTTCTTTTTGGGACTGTACTGTTTCAACATTTGTTTCAGTTTATCATCATCATAGAGATCCATCAACTGAAGTTGTCGATCAATAGCGAACTGAAACACACTACCTGGTGACATCTGTTTTAACATGGCAACTGCCACATCATACATCAGTTCTTCTCTCTCATTCTTTTTCATAGTTTAGATAGAACCTCTTTGTAAATGTTCTCTGCAATTGCCTTCATCATCAGAGGTGGTACCATTCTACCAACTCGTTCAGTCTGTTGTGAGTGTGACCCTGTAAGTACAAAGTCATCAGGTAGAGACTGAATCCTTTTAAGTTCAGGGACAGACAAAACCCTATCTTCTTTCCAGTGAATCAGACCACCACTGGCTGTCAGTGTAGGTGATGGTTTGTAGAACGATGCTCTTTTGGTATTGAAGCAGTGTCCCTTCTCATGATAATCCATACCTGACAGGATCTTTTTAGGATCCTTTGGCATCTTCTTGACCACAGTTTGATAGATACCACTCTTGATCATATGATCTGTAAGAGTTTGGATGTTCTCCGGGTCATTCTCCACACCGTCAATGATGTCACCGATGGTTGTATCCTTCGATGATGTAGGAGGGAACAATGATGATACAGTCAATACATTCAAACCAATCTGATCAGCAATGTCCTGACGGACAGCAATAAAGATCAGTCGTTCTCTGGCTTGACCCACACCATAGTGAGATGACTTCATCACTTTTGACGTGACAAGGTAACCAATCTCCTCAAAGGCATTGGTAATCTTAGCATAATAAGTCTTTGCCTCACCAATTGTCAATCCTTTGACATTCTCAGCCACGATTACTTTAGGTTGGATGTCCTGTGCGACACGGATATACTCAAAGAATAGGTCTTCGATGTTCTCTACTTTCTTACCGTCAGAGTAAGTTTTAGTCTTACCCCAACCATCAGAGTGTTTGGAACCTTCACCACGACACATTGATCCAGCAACAGAGAATGCAGAACAAGGTGGTGACCCATCAAGAATATCCAACTCACCGGGCTTGAGACCAGTCAGTTCTAGGAAGTCTTTACCCTTCAGTTGTTTGATATCATCAGGGACAATAGGTGTAGAAGGGTAGTTTGAAGAGTATGTGTTCCTTGCTTCCTCTACAAACTCATTGATACACAGAATTTTACCACCAGCAAGACGGTATCCCGTAGAAGATCCACCACCACCAGCGAAGGTGGAGATGACAGTGAACTTGGCCTGTGCCTCACCATCATATACATCTTGTAATTTGTATGGTAATTTCATGCGAATGTATTCTTATACTGTGTAGTGTAATATGTTTTTGGAGTTTCGACAACATCTTCGTATAAAGACTTGATACCCATTCCGTCTTGGAATGCTACCTTCTTTCTGTCAATAATATCGTCAGGTAGTAGTCCTCTGAATGCTTCTTGTAACACAGCCTTGGGTCTTGACTTACCATCCCAGACCAAATCCTGTCTCAAACCTAATGCAGTCTCTACTAATTGCGTATTCAAGAATGGTAATCGACACTCAATACCGTATCTCATGAAGATTTTATTACATCTTGAGAAGTTTTTACGATGTTGTGATCCAAATAAGCCGATACGATAGTCAGTCCAACCCTTGTCTTTGATACCGTGATAACTCATACCGTAGGATGCCCAAAGTTCATCACTACCCTCACCAGACATAATCACTTTGAAACCATCCTCATGAATTCTTTGTGCTAGTTGGATACAAGGGTAACCAATTTCTACCTGAGCCTTGTATGGCATCTCGATTGTGTTGATAACATCGTTGATATCGTCAACAGAAGGGGGTTTTACCTTGACTTCTCTCAGTTCAACTCCCAAATATTTAGCAACTTCTCTGGCCGACTTCAGATCTTTAGAGTTCTCATTGTGAACTGCAGTGTATGTAACCAGATTTGGTATGTGTTGTGATGCTACAAGAGTAGTGATAGCAGAGTCAATACCACCTGACAGGAGACAAGCAACAGGAACATCGGATACTGTTCTCTCATATGAACCCATCACAATATCTCTATGGACTGATGCCTTGGAGTCAGAGAAGTTCCAATTATCAGTCTCTTTGATGTGTTTTCTGACGTTATACCATATACCTTCTTTCACTTTGTAGTCAGATGTGACCTTTATGTAAGCACCAGGTTCTAACATCTTGACGGTTTGACCACTCTCACCCATAGCCAAGAGACCTTTTATCTCCGAGGAGAAACTAAAAGATGGAAATAGACCATCAAGAAGTGAGTAATGAAGAGGTACTTCACCGTGTCTATCCCTGACAATAGTAATAGAACCGTCACCTTGAGTGTATGCTATAGCAAACATACCCTCCACCATGTTCAGACCACTGATACCATACCGATCCAAGATAGCACAAAGAACCTCAGTGTCACCTGAAGTTTTGGTATCGATATTCAGTCTGGTTCGGAGTTCTTGATAGTTCCAGATCGTACCATTGAATACCATAGTGGTATTACCATACTTAAATGGTTGGTTTGAATCACTACTAGTATCAATAATAGACAAACGGACATGCCCAAAATAGACATTATCCGTTTGAATGATAGCTTGATTGTCTGGTCCTCGGTGGGCAATAGCCTTGAGACCTTGTTCAATTTGTGGAAGGTCAAACCCTCCAATGATTCCACACATTATTTGATAGCGATAACACCGACGAACTGATGGTTTCTCCAGAAGATCTGACAGTCTTTGAACCCAGCACACCATATCATAGACTTGAGTTCTTCCCAAGTATTTGGTTTCAACATATCACGAAGTTCTTTCTCCTTGTCCATGATTTGTTCTGCAGTGAATGTCTTTCTCTTGTAGTCATAGTGATTGAAGGTGAGGAGTTCTTGGAAGAACGCATTCTCACACATCAACTTCTCTGCAAAGATGAATGCACCACCTTCATTAAGACCCTCATAGATCTTATTGATCGTATCTTGACGAGTTGTCTTGGGCATAAACTGAAGAGTGAACAGTGATGTTACAAGAGAACAGTTCTTGAACTCATAGTTGGTGACATTACCACGGACCCACTCCAATAGTGCCCATGGATAGTCTTTACGAATTTCTTTGAATCGGTCATCTAGACTATCGTAAAAACTACCAGCAAGTTCTACACCCACATACTGAGCATACTGGCGATTAGGATTGTTACCAAGGATCATCTTGGTCAGTTTACCTGTGGAACAACCCACATCTACGACTTTGGTATGGTCTTCCACAAAGTATCGTGAGAACGATACAGTATCCTCTAACAGGTTTGAATATCCACGGATACTATCGTTGATGTGATTGTCAAAACCTTCAGGTGAGTGTGCGAAAGAAAAGTCGTAGGTCATATCATTTACCGTTTGTTTCGTATTGTAGTTGATCGTCAATCATTTTGTCCAGTGTAGCAATCACGTTACGGACATCAACGATACGTGCCGGGGTACAGGTAGGGTCAATAGTATATCCTTTCTGTTCCATGTACAATGCCTGACGGACCACGGCAGCTTGTTGTAAGTTTAATTCAAGATTGATCATTGTTCATCCTCTAGTTTAACACGATAAATTGTTCTCTTTGCGAATCGTTGGTCGATCTTCAGTTTACCGATATACAGACCAGCAATCCAAAGAGTAAAAAGGAACCCCTCAAAGTATGTCATTGAGTTCCATGCGTGTACAGCTTCACCCATCAGAGATCACCTTGCTTACGGTTTTCAGAATAGTGAACATCAAATGTTCCTTCAGGATATCGTGCTGACAGTTTCTCCACATTCATTTCCAGGACTTCATCGATAGAAATATCGAGTGCCATACACGCCTGAGCAACATACCACATGATGTCACCCAGTTCACGCTTCATGTGAAACGCATTGTCTTCGTTGTAGGGTTTACCTTGAAGAAAAATCTTCTTTACCACCTCAGTAAACTCACCAGCCTCTGCACTGATACCAAGTGCTGCAGTCAGAAGTTGAGATACATTGCAATCATCTCTGACTTCCAATTCAGACAAACGTGCTGCAAGGGTAGGATAGTCAAGACTTGGTTGACTAGTAGTTTGTCGGACAAACTCTACGTATTTTTGTGGATCGATTGTCATAAGTCTAATGGTTCTTGTTGATTTTCAGGTAGTATTTGTTGTGGGGGTAGTTGTAGTTCATCAACTCTTTTACTGAAGATGTCTACAACAATAGGGGGAGGATCGAGATATACGATAGTCCAAGTGTAACCAGGATTGTTCATGATATGGTAATCAGCATCCTGTTGTCTACCACAGTGTCGATACCTTCTTCCCATTTCATCTCTCACCTCATAGATGAATGGTCTCTGGAGTTGTGCCAACTCATTCTGTAACTCTCTATTAGTCAGTCCCATATCAGAACTTGAATCCTTCAAAAGATTTCTTGGGTTTCTCCTCGTAATTATACTCCTCTTCCTGCTTGCTGTCAAGGATGTCGTCCTGTGCTGTCTGTTCACAATCGAACAGTCTCATCTTGGCACGGTCGATACCGACCACAAATCTCTTGTAGATACTCAGATCGTTGTATCGATTCTTCAATTGTTTTACAAGTATCTGTCCCAGGGATTCGAGCTCTTCAGTCGAAATAAGGGCAAACATAAGATCAGCAGTAGCAGGGAGGCCAAAGGACTCACTTGTATCAGTAAGCTCAACGTCAGAGCTACCATAACCAGAACGAGTGGTCTGCGTGG